GGATAGAGGCAGTCTGATTCCGCTGTAGCTATAAAGTCTGTTTTCGCCGCCTCGCATCCTATAAGCAGTTGCCTGAAAGCATTTAAATAGCTGTACCCCACATCCCCTACGCAGATGTTTGTCCCGAAGTCTAGAGGTTTTTGGCTTACTGATATGATGGGTAGGTCTGTTATTTTTAAAATGTTCTCTCTTATCTTGTTTTCAAATAATTCTTCTTCCCGATTATTTGTATAATAAACTATTGTTTTACGTAGAACCATGATGGGCTTTTAAATGATGTCTTTTCTTCTATAACAAATAATGGGCTGATAAGATTGGCTTTTGTCCATGCATCTATTGCATCTTTTACCTGGCATAATTTCAGTCGTTCCAACTCAGTAGGTTTTTCTATCCATAATTTTTTCATCTCAATACTCGTCCAGTAATCGTGTCCTGCTACTATCCCGCCCTTTCTGACTTTCTTTTCCCACTTAGCTATGTCTTCTACTACGTATTCAAATGTATGGTTGGCGTCTATATAAACAAAGTCCAAACTCTCGTCTGCGAAATCTTTGACTGCGTCCATACTGCGTTTCTTAATGAACTCAACATTTAATCCCCTTAATCTTTCTTTCGCTATTTCAAAACAATCATTCAATTTTTCTTGATTAGCCCCAATATGAGATTCTATAAATTCGTCATACGCTTCCCACGAATCAACACAATAAAGTTTTAAACCAGTAATATAAGTGAATAGAAATCTGGCATACCATCCCTTCATTGAACCTATTTCTGCCCCAATTTTAAATCCAAGTTTTCTGAAAAGTCTGGGCAAGTCTTTAGTTCTTGCCTTCTCTTTAAGAAATATGGGAGATGGTTGGTTAATATCAACCCCGAATATTTTACCTACTTTTTTCAATGTGTCCATAATTTATTATTAACTCCCCAAGTATCTGTTTTCTTATGGCATTCCACACAAAGTGTTCTGCCATTATCTATCGCAAACCTCAACTCTGGATATTGTGCAAACGGCTTGATATGGTCTGGATGTAATTTACCGCCCCTTTTACCGCACCATATACAAGTATAATTATCTCTTGTAAAGACTGCGATTCTCCATAATTTGTATTCGGGAGATTTTCTTATCTTCTTATAAAGAGGGGTAACTCCACCCTTCCATTGAGAATTTTTCTCTCCCAAATGAAGTTCATGTTGAAGTTTTTTGACGTGTTCTGGACATTTATGTCCCCTCAATGCTTCACTTAATTTTCTCTTTGTTTCTTCTTTAATTTTATATCCCAAATGAGCAACACTTATATTATGTTTTCCCTGTTCAGACATCGGCTTATGCCTTAATCCAAGATGAGATTTTCTCATTTTAATTTTTGTCTCTTCAGACATTATTCTTTTTTTCTTTTCTTTTTTAATCATAATCGGGTAAATCTTTATAGCCTAATTTTTCCCTCCAATCTGGCGGAAAATTTGGAATTGGCCAAAATTTCTCTATAAGCCAATGAAAATTATGAATCCTTCCCGCCAATGGTCTATTGTGTATCCAAAAATCATACGAATAATCATAACTTCTTCTTATTTGGTCTATGTTCCATTCATACATTCTACCATGCGTTTTTCCTTTATGTAAGTGAGCATACCAAGTATTTTTATCAACCTTAACCTCTCCACCCGTTAACCAAGTGGTAAAACAAAGACATTCTGCTTCTTGCCCCCAGCCAGTATAACCATCTACCTTCATAAAACCCATCTTCTTAAACCAATCCTTTTTCATTACCCAGCAAGAACCTTGGAAGGTTAGTATGTCATCTATCATTATGTCTTTTCTTTCCACTGCTCTTTCGCTCCATTTAAATCCCCCAAATCTTCCCGACTTCAATTTCTTATGAACATCGTGAGTTCCAGGTATCAGTTTCTGCCACATAAAGTATTCGTAATCTATCGGTATTCTTGGGTCATCTTTAACTTTGTCCCAGGTTTCAATATCTATGCGGTATCTTCTGGGGACTATTATCCCCTCTTCGGGACAATCCCTGGTAAGAACCTCATCCATCCCTTTGGCGATACAACAGTGGGCATCTAAAGACATCACATATTCTCCCTTGGCTATTGATACTGCTGCGTTTATCCCCTGACGCTTCTGCATCTGCCCATTGTTAGGCAAGCTGATATACTTTACTCTTGGGTCTTTAATGGGTTCGTATGGCGTATCTTCGTAACCATCTAAAATAGGAAATACTTCTATTTCTCCCGTAGCCTTTTCTAAAACATCTTGAATTGTTCTATTGAGAAATTTCTCCGTTCTGCTTGGAATAATTATTGAGAGCATAGCCATTTGTAGAAAGATTCAATTCCTTCTTTAAAAATAATTTCTGGTTGCCAATTAAGAAGTCGTTTTGCTTTCTTTAAAGAAACATCTTGATCGTGAAAGTCATCCTTTCTTTCTGGAATAAAGTTAATTTTTCCCGCTCCAAATTCCTGAGCATATTTTGCTATATTATTAACTGAAATTTTCTCATTTCCAGCTAAATTTATTGTTTCTCCTTCTATTCTTCCCTTAACTACCGACACTAATCCATTCACTAAATCATCTATATGGATAAAATCTCTATTTTGATTTCCATCTCCCGTAATCTTTAATTCTTCTTTCTTTATTGCCGCATCAAGAAATTTCTGGATACACATATCGCCTCGCATTTCCTTTTTAAGGCTTTGCCCATAAACAGTGCCTATTCTCAAAATATTATACTTTAATCCTTTAGCTAATCCCCACATCTTAACCAAATATTCTCCCGATGCTTTTGACATCGCATAAGTATCTGATGGATTTATCAAACTATCTTCAATAGATGGATATTCCAATGGATTGCCATAAATACAACAAGTTGAAATAAAATTTAAGAGAATGCCTTTTTCAGAGCAAATCTTGGCGATATTATTCGTGCCTATGATATTTACTTCATAAGTTTCTTGAGGGTGATCATCTGTGTAAGAAAGTTCGGCTAATGCCGCTAAATGGTAAACTATATCCTTGCCCTCAATGGCTTCTTCAATCTCTTTTTCATTTCTTATATCTTTGGGCTTATCAAAAATCTCTACATCATGGCCTTCCTTTTTTAGAGCAAGAACAAGTTTTGAACCAATATATCCCAATCCTCCTGTAATTAGAATTTTCATTTTATTTATTTATTAATTATTCTATATCTCACAAATCCGCTTACCTGAGTTGCGGATGATAGATTTATCACAAAAGCGGAATTTGCCGATAAAGTGATAACTCCATCCTGATTTTGAACTGAATTTTCCAATATCAAATCTTGATTGGCAACTAATAAATAAGCTCCTCCGTAATTCGTTGAACCATCTTTTAGTTGAACCGAAACCGATGAATTGGGAACTATATTTATATGGTCAATCGCAATATACTCCGATGTTCCAGATGGAGCGGAAATAATCGTATTATCTCCTGAAGATGATATTGAAATATCAGATTTAAGTAATTTTTCTGTAATCATTTTCCGTAATCATTTTAATTTATTTAAGACCTTTCCTTAGAAGAGGAGTTTTACTTCTCAAGAAAACTCCTCAAAAAGAATTGCCATTTAATTTCTCATTAGCTCGCTGTGGTAAATGTAATACCTGCGGCTACTTTACTATATGCATACGCATACCATAAAGCACCATCGCAAAAAACTTCTACTCTATCTCCTGCCACTGCTTGTCCATTAACAAATGTAATTGTATCATCGGTAGCTCCATTATCTCCAGCATCTCCTGCTGAGGAAAATTGAATACCAACAATCTTATTTTCACTTGAATCTGTGACAACAGTATAAGAAGCACCAGACGGAGCTGCTTTCACTATAAATGTATAGTGAACCCCAGCAGATGTTGCCACCGCTGGAAGAGTTGTTACGAATTCAGTTGCTGAATCTAAGTAATATACTGTGCCAGATTCGGCAGCGGTAATTACATTAGTAGATGTAACATCTTCTATTTTATTGTGATAAACTAATCCACCATCTAAAATCAGTACATCTCCAGCCGTAATAGTTAAAGCCGCAGTGCCTATCGCACTACCTGCGATAACTGTAGCTCCATATCTTCCAACTGTAAATTCAGCCGCAGTGCCGTAACAATTGATATATTTACCAGTTGATAGTGTTGCTGTCGTGCTATGAATATACAAAGCATTACCAGTTGTTAAACCAGTTGCCGAAATATCAATTATCGTGCCAGAAGTTGCCCCTGTTGCGTTGATATCAATTAATCCAGTTGTTCCTGTATAAACACCAGAAGTGGTGATTACAAGACCCGTTCCAACTGTCGCTGCACCCATTGCCAAATTAAGCACACCACCAGTAGCAGAGAAATTTGCTCCACCGCCAGTTAATTGTGCCACCCAACCATCGGTTAACGCAGTTGCCGATGCTCTTAATACACCAGTGCAGGTAGTTGCTCCATTGGCAACTAAACTAACAAGATTCCCAGTAGTAATAACCACACCAGCAGTCGTGACTAATAATCCCGTGCCAGTAGTTATTGCCGCTGCGTCAATCTTGACCGTTTCTCCTGCGGTTGTATTAGCTCCAGTAACCAATAAGACATTCCCTGAACCAGTCGTGGAAACGCCAGTCATCTTAACTACGCTTCCAGTATATCCAGTAGTATATCCTGCGGCTACAACATCTAATAAACAGGTCGCTGTTTGAGCAGCAAGGTTAGATTTAATCTTAACCAAAGTGCCCGCCACAGAACCTGTATTTAGAATATCTAACATCGTTCCGCTTGTGGAACCTCCTGTCGCAACTCCTGAATCAGTTAATCGCAACATTGAACCACCATCGGCGATAACCGAAGTTGTATGAGCAAATAAAATTCCTGTTCCAGTTGTTAAACTTTCAGCAAGAACTTTTAAGCCATAACCATTGGTTGTAGTAGCTCCAGTGGTAATAAGAACCGCACCGCCTGCTGTGCTATTAGCACTCGTCACAGAAAGAACAGTTCCAGAACCAGTTGTGGAACAACCAGTCATTTTCACCAATGAGCCAGTATATCCAGTAGTGTATCCCGCTGCTACAATATCAAGCAAACAAGTTGCCGTTTGAGCCGCTAAATTAGAATAAATCTTGACTAATGTTCCAGCCACCGAGCCAGTATTGATTATATCAAGAATTGTTCCATTAGTTGCTCCGCCAGTTGCTACCCCAGAATCGCTAAGTCTTACCATAGAACCTCCGTCAGCTATGACAGAAGTTGTATGAGCAAATCTTAATCCAACGCCAGTGGTAAGGGCTTCACAAAGAAGTTTTAACCCTGAACCATTAGTAGTGGTAACGCCAGAGGTAATTGTTGCCGCTTGTCCAGCGGTTGTATTAGCAGATGTTACCTGTAATACACTACCACCTCCAGTTGTTCCAGAGCCAATCAAAGCAACTACATCGCCAGTGTGGCCAGTGGTATAACCAGTTGAAGAAACTTTTAATAAAGTTCCATCTACTTGACCAGCAGTCGCATTTGTTAACTGCAGCAAAATCGTTTCATCTGTCGCAGTTGTGATGAATTCGTTTAGAATTCCCGATGTAGAAGTTGCTCCCGCATGGCTACTAAGGAATAATCTTCCTGTTGTGGCAATCACTGTCGATGCTGAAGCAATATACAATCCTCGCCCAGTGGTTAGCGCGTCTAAATTAGACATCACTATACCAGATCCAGTTGTCATTGCTGAAGCCGACAAACTTATCATTGTTCCCGCTGCCGCCACATCTGAATTGGTAAGCTTTAACATTATTGTTTCGTCAGTTGCGTTTGAATCAATACCAACTAATACTCCATTAGTTGAAGTCGCGCCAGCAAAAGCAATATGAAGTAATGCTCCTTCAGTATCGGTAATAGCCGCTGCCGAAGAAGAAATTACAACCAAATTTCCAGATGTTTGAGTTGTTCCTCCAGCAATATTTAATCCAATACCTTCTGTAATTGCCGCCAATGGAAGATAAACCGCTGTTCCAGTTTCTAATCCAGATGGCGTAATCGTGAAGAATGATGTTGTCGTGCTTCCTGTAAATGCTCCAGAACCCGCAAATTCAACTAATGAATCTGCTGCTGCTGAATTATTAGTTACTGATAATGTATGAGCGTCATCGGCATCAGTTATTATCAAAGAACCATCAGAAAGAACAACATCTCCCGCTGTTAAGGTAATGGAATCAGCAGCAGCATCGCCAGCAAATACAGCTTTATTAGCTGTCATATTACCAGCAGCACTGAAATGCCATGTATCACCTGAACCCTCGATATCATTACCAGAACCAGCATTGGTGATTTGAATACAATCGCCAGAACCAGCGCCAGTATTAGTGATAGTTAGAACATCATTATTGCCTGAATTTCTATCAATCGTGAAAGAAGCAAGCGCTCCAAGTTGTAATGCTTGGTCACCTTGAAATATAGAATCCCAAGACGGTGCCGAACCACCTCCGCTTCCTGTCGCTCCTAATGTCGTTGTTGTTCCAGCAGATGAAAATATCAAACTGCCAGAAGCATTGACATATAAACCATAATCAGTAGAAGCTATTGGATTTGATGCTTGAGTTCCTCCAAATCTTAATATTCCTTCCTTGAGATTTATATTTTTCGGAGAACTATAACTTTTATTATTTATTGTCATTTTTTAAGTAGAGAATGAATAAGTTGAATAGAATGTTGATATTATCTCACCCACTGTTAGCTTATTCACCTCACTTAAGGTTTTTTATCGACCTTTACTCTTCCACTAATCCGTAAGATTAGTCAGAAGGAGAACTTGAATCGCCTTTTGATCCAACCCAGCATCGTGCTACATCATTATGACCTAAGTCAAAAATTGTTGTGGCACTATTTTGGATTTCTTTGGTTTTATAAACAACATTCACAGGATCAAGAGAAGTCGGTTGTGATTCTACGAACTGAAGACCTTCAGAATCTGTCAACGCCCTCGAGCTATCAAACCAATTTTGTTAATCCTTTTTGGATAGCAAGTCATTTCTGCTTGCTTCTGCGATTTCTTTTAGTTATAGTCGCAGTTCGGACTATCGCATCACCCTTTTGGGTGTTTCCTCGCTTAGTCTCTACAGGCATTAGCTTATCACCTTTTGAACAATTACATTGATTGCACAATGGTTGGATATTATCTATAAAGTTTGTTCCTCCTTTATTTAGTGGAATTATATGGTCAATGGTTAATTTCTTTCGTTTTTTACAGATAGCACATCTATAATTGAATTTCTTTTTCAATGTATTCCATTCTTTTAGAGAAAATTTGCCGATTGCTTTTCGTCTTTTGAAGTCCTGAATTTTAGCATTATAAAACACATATTCTCTATTTCTTAATCCCCAACTTTTAGCTAATTCTCTATTTTTTTTCTGATTTTTTATTCGCCATTTTCTACGAATAACTTTCATTTTATCTTTATTTTCTTTATTCCATTTTTTAGATTTAGCCAAAAGTATTTCTCTATTTCTTAGATAATATTTTTTACTCCATTGTTTTTTGTTGAATGTCATATACTGACATTCTAACATCTACAATATAATTGTCAAGGTGCTAAAACTAATTTCCTGTGGGTTGCCCACTGCTGGGTTTTCCCGATTGATAAGAGGAAATTTAAGGTGGACTGTTTGAAGTTAATCCACCAATAGGCGGCTGTTGAAAGATAATCAAGAGGCAAGATTTTGAAGGCAGGAACTGCGGCTGCGTCATTATCCATTGATTCTGGAATTTTACCAGCTTTAATCGCTCCCAAGATTTCATTCGCCTTGAAGTGAACTGAACTTCCCTTTTTACAAACTAATGTATCAAGGTTGCCAGCTCTGGGATTTCCTCTTGGGTCAACGAATAACGAAGCGGTTCTATGAGCAGCTTTTAAGCCCGAATAATCGAAAGGAAGATTGTAAGTGGTTCCATCATAAACATAATTGTTCATATTAGTTCCACTATCCTCCCGTGTGTGGTCATCGTCAATCAATCCAAGAGAATCACCCCCAGCAACGCTAATAGTCCTGGTTCCTCCTACGCCGTAATGGGTGTAAGAAGTTGTCTCAAAACCATTAGTTAATCGCTCAGCACAAAGCTTTTCACGCTTTCTGGCGTTAGCAGCCTTGAGCTCTTTAGCGACATTATTGAGGTCTCTTTTCTTGATCCCAAATCGCCCAAATTTGTTAATTTTCTTTAATTAAGTTTGATTTGAGTAATCCTATCTTTCCTTTTCTATAAAGATAGTGATATTTTGAATGTTCCTTATTATTGGGAAATAAATATAGGTTTTCAATATGATTATCATTTCCCTTAAAGTTAATATGATGAATGATTTCTGATTTTTTTAAATACCTTTTCAGATATTTTTGGACTACTTCTCTATGTTCTACTATTCTAACATTACCTTTCTGATATATTTTATATCCATCAGAATTAAGTTTGTATTTAAGATTATAATCGTAATTTCTATTTCTCCATAATGGACTATATTTTCCTTTTCTGGGATCGCCAACGGGATGACTTGATATTTTATATTTGGTAAGCCAATGTTGGATTGTTCTCCTACTTACCTTTAACTCATTAGCCAAATCTTGAAGTGATTTTCCATTTTCTATATATTCTTTTAATAACCATTCTTTTGATTTTATTCCCTTACTTCCTCCGTATCCTCTTTTTTTGATATCAACTTTTCTTAACCATTGGTCTATCGTTTCTCTTTTACAACCAACTATATTCGCTATTTTCTGCGAAGATAACATTTCATTCCAATATTTTTGATATAGCCATTTATGGGAACGATATAATTTTGGAACATTTAGATACTTTGGCATATACTTTATATTATACCAAAGCTCCACTCTTGTCAAATTTTTCAAAGAACTGATAGGTCATTTCTGCCTATCTCTACATATCACTATGTAGTTCAGACTATCCCATCACCCCATAGGGGTGCCCCGATTATAGTCGTTGAAGCTTCCCATTTCTGGGCTTGCCTGCGGATTGTCTCATTGAGAGTTCCCCGCAATTTACGGAGTTTGTTCAAGGGTATTACTACCCAAGAGATGCTGGCTTTCAACATCTTCCAAGTAAATGACACAATTATACCCACCATATTTTGAGTGTAGGTTTTGTCAAATCCTTGGATAGGAACATCGCTCACTATTGCCGCATTCTCATCTACAAAGTCAGATTCACCGAGACCTGATAAGCTACTATCTTTTTCATAATAATCTTCGGTTGTCCTAACATTGTAGTATTTTGGATACATACTTTCAGGTTCGGAAGTCTTGGGGAAGATTTTTTGAATAGACAAATCTACCAAGTCCGCTGCCTGAGCTATGTTTAAAGGAGCATTAGCCATAGATTATTATCCAGTAGCATCAGGGTCTACTCCGCTACCGACCATCACTCTGCCAATAATTGAAGTGGTTGTTGAACCAATTTTATCCATAATGAATGCTGGATAACCTCCAGTAACATCACTATGAGAATTAAGGACAGTATTTTCATCGGTAAGAATCATTCTATCGCCAATATCAGCCGCTGATGCTGTATTTGTGCATTGCGCTTCAACTTCTTCTGAACCATCTAATTCATAAGCTAAAACTGATGTGGCGGCAGTTGTAGTCGCCTCCATAACAATTGCTTTACGAGTCCAATGATTTGAAGTAGCATCGCATTTAGTCCAAGTAGTGACACCAGCTTCTTGTTCTATTAAATCTCCGATCGCAAGAGCAAGAGTTGATATAGGTAATTTTTGGAACGAAGCATCTTTCATTGCTGAAAGAACTTTAAACCCTACCATGTTACAAATAAATTTAATTTTTACTCAGCGGAATCTCTTATAATCCCAGTTCTTCAAAATCCTTATCAGAAAATCCTTTAAGATGACTTTTTTGTTCTGGGGTTAAACGAGCTCCTTTGGGAGAAGATTGACCTCTTGTAGCCAAGCCGCCAGAATGAGTCACGACCTTCAATTTCTCTTTCTGAGCGTTTATTTTTTTGAGTTCTTCATCAGATTTTACTCCAAAAATATCACGATGAATCTTAGAGAAGATTTTTCTTAAATCTTTCGGATTATCAGGTATTTTATAAAGTTGGAATTCTGATTTGAATCTGCCCCACAAAACATTATCTTTGTCATTCTCTGGTAAATACTCAGGATGATTTTGTAAAAAATCATCAAGAATATCATTAGAAACTTGAC